CAATCTCTCCCACGATGGGCCCAATGATCACTCCGATGATGATGGCGGGCAGCATACCGAACTTGCCAATCATATCGATGGCTTTATGCTTCTTTCGCAGGTTCGCCCAGATGGGGCTGAAGAGACAGAAATAGGCCACAAGTACGCCGATGCAGATGGAAATGGGGTAAAGGCCAAATCGACCCCCGTCTTTGAACTCGCCGATTACGGCGGAAATGCCGCCGCCCATGAGTACGCCAGCCTTCACGGAGTTCGGCACCAGATCCACCATCTTGGAGCCCAAGCCGGTAATACCGAAGATCAGGAAGATGATACCTAGAATCATTTGGAGGGCGATCAGGGCCTGGGTTCTTGCGGGACCCATTTCGTATCCCTTAGTTAGGAAGGCTGTGATAAGGGGAATGGCCGGCGTAATCCAGCCAGGCACCACCGGATCGCCCAGCAACACATGGATGGTGTAAAAGAATCCGTTGATAATCACCATAGACAGGGCTACGTCATAGGAAACACCCAACACCTCGGTAAGGACCGGGATGGCGCCTAAACAGGTGGCACACATGAACAGGGCCTGGACCATCTCGGGCACTGACCATGCATAATGGATGAAGGGCAGGCGGACCTTAAAAATCCCCAGCTTCCAGCAGTGCTGCTCTTCCCCATATTTGCGGTAGCGGCTGACAGCTTGCTTGTTTGCCATAGACTTTCCCTCTTTCTTTCCCGTACTGTATTTTTCGCAAGGATCGCTGTGGGTCAGTTGGCCAACTGTTCACTTCGTTCCTACGCCCATTTATTACCGCAAAACCGATGCCAACTTTAAAAAATACCCGACACCCCTTGCAATACAATGGGTGCCGGGTATTTCCCCACAAGGGGGGCGCCGTGTCTTTTGCTTCGTTTTTGCAGCATCCTCCGTTTAGTCAAGTGGAAAAAGTCCCTAAAAATCAAGGAAACGAAACTTTGCTTCAAAAATAAAACGATGCTTTATTTTTGAAGCAGTTTTTCATATTTTTTTCGCTTGCGCACGAAGGTGGCATCGTCTGTAAGCGCGCACAATTTTCGCAAAAAACGCGCTTTCTTTGTCAAAGGTGCGACGGTTGCAACAAAATGCATAAATAAGAGCCGGACGATCCTAAAAAGGTCGTCCGGCTCTTCACTTTTGGTGTTGGCCTAAAGGCGCACGACAGTGCGTTTTCGCTCACATTCCTTGTCAAAAAGACGGGTGATTATCGGTCCAGGAACTCCTCGTCCTTCAGGGTATGCATCAGCTTGTCCCCTTCAAGGGCGGCTTGTGTAAAGCTGTTGTTTTTCCACCACGCAATCAGGGCGGCAATGACCGTCCAGGCCGTGGTGATGATGGTCTCCACCTGCTCGTCCTCGATGGGAAGCGGGGACACCCCCGCCATGCTCAGGCACTGATTAATCAGGGCCAGGAGCAGGATGATGGTCCGGGCAATGGTGCCCGCGCTGATCTTGTTGGTTGTCATGGTATGTACCTCTATTAAATCAAATTAAGCCGGTCCAGCACCACGGCCAGCTCCTGCCGGGTGGCCGGGTCTGTAGGCCGAGTGCCGTCCAGCACGCCCTTGCTCTTGGCCTTTCCCCAGGCCGCAACGGCCCAGTCGGCGGCGGGTGTGCCGATGATCTGGTCAGGCTTCTCCCTGCCGCACAGCGCCAGGAACGCCTCCCAGCCCCCCACGGTCTCCCGGATGGTCCTGGGGCAGTCCTTGCCGTTCCAGCGGTTGTGCTGCACCACGTAGTACAAAGGGATGCCGTACTCACCCATTAGTAGCCGCACCAGGGCGGCGGTGTTGCGCTTGGACGCCTCAAAGTCACCGCCCGCGTTGACACAGATCTCGACGCCAATGCTGGTGGTGTTACCGGGCCCGTCTGCGCCGTCCCCGGCGTGATAGGCCGTCTCACCGTCGGGCAGGTGCTGAACAATGGCGTGGTCGTCCACGGTATAGTGCCAACTCACCTGACCCGCCTCGGCGCTGTCGCTCTTCAGGTATGTCCCGTGGGCCGCCGCATCCGCCGTGGCGGCCTTGTTGCCCGTCTCGTGGATGGTGATGTACCTGCGGGAGTTGACCCCGCCGGGGCGGTTCTTGCGGCCCTTGGCGATGTAGTCCCGCTGTATGGTGATGCCGTTATCCGTGGTCCGGTCGGCCTCCTGGGAGACGGGGCGCAGGTATGCCGCATATACCCACCCCCGGTCCGTCCGGGCCCAACCGTCCCGGAGCTCCAGGACGGTCACCACTGCGCCGTGGCTGTACCCGCCCATCTTGGGGGCATTTTTGGCTGGGGCGCTGCGGATATTCAGCCCAACCTCTTCCGTCACGATATAGTTACCCACAGGCTTGTCCTCCTTCTGCGGCTCATCGCCGCGCTTATAAATCAGCAGCCACGACCGCACCAAGCGGTACTGGCTGGGTGTCAGTGCCTGGCCGGGTCCCAGGCATCCCCTGGAGCTCCACGACCCATCCCAGCGTAGGATGTGTACACACCCGGCCTGCCGCATGGCTGCTACGGCCTCTGCGGAAGTCATGCCCTGATCCTTGACGGAGATCAGGACCACCACCGTGTCGTCTGACCGGAGCCCGAGATAGGTCACACCGTTCCTGGCGAACGTGGAGGTGTTGTAGTCACGGCCGCCGATCACAGCCGGAGGAAGCGCCACCGCATAGTCATAGACGGCGTCCGCCTCGGTGCCGAGGGTCAAGCGGCCGTCCGCGTTGATGCAGATTCCATATTCATGGTAAGCCGGCTCATGCCCCCATTTCCCGGCAACCATAATGGCGCTCTGATGGTCAAATGCACTGATTCCTTGGGCAGGGACGGCTGAGAGCGCGAAGTAGGCCAGGTTCATGGCCGCCACGCAGTCCGGCCCAGCGGCGGTCATGATCTCCGGCCAATCTTTCAGCTTTGCGGTGTTGTCGAAGATCCGGAAGCGGTACTGGTCCTGCGGGAATACACCCAACTTGTACTTACTCATTCTCGTCGGGAGTCACCAGCTCGACCATCAGGCGGCACCGGAGATTGAGGCTCTTGTGCTCGTCGGTCCAGATCTCGCAGAGCTCCTTGTACTGATCCCGCATGGCCTGGAGCCAGTCGTTGAAGTCGTGGCTGAGACTCTGGCGTTCCTCGTCGGTGCAATCGTCCCAGAGGGCCTTGAGGGCCTTGTAGTCAGGAGTGTACTTGGGCCCCAGGGCATAGGAGCCGGCATGGACACCGTTGCCGGCGCGGATGTTGGCGGCAAGCATATCGGCTGCGACGCCGATGTCCTTGTCTTCGTGCTTTGCGATGCTGTAGCATACGGGGGTCAGTTCGTTCCAGTTGATCTTTTTCATGGTGTAATCCTCCTATAAAATCGCATTGTGTAGCGGGGTGTCTCCCCACCCTCCACTGCGTAGCGGAGCCAGTCAAGGATAACGATCATGGGCAGGGACAGCAGGCACCAGAGGGCCCAGAACTGCGGGCAGATCTGTCCCCAGAGGTTGCCGGGCAGGGCGGAGTAATCCCAGATTGCCATGCCAAGCCATATATTGAGCACAAGTCCAGCGGCCAGCTCGGCCGCGACGATAGCCGTACCGCAGATGAGCGCCTGAAGCCACAGGGGGCAGTCCCACGGCAGCTCCGCGCCGAAGCGCTCTAATGGGATGGCCAGCAGGATCGCCAGAGCCAGCATGGTCCAGGAGATGGTCTCCGGCCGGCCGCACAGCGTCTTAAAGACCACCTCCGCAAAGAAGTAAGTGGTCCCGGTCCAGGTCCACAGCAAGAGGCTCAAAACCGCCTTACGCATTGGATGCAGCCTCCAGGATGGCCGTCATGTTGGCGGCCAGATCATCCGGCAGTGCGGAGCCATATGTAATGGCAGCCACATCCTCCAATGTGTCGCAGCGACGGACCCAGGCGAACAGATGGTTGGCATAGGTCGTGTGGTAGAGCTTGTGGGCCGTGGCCGCCTCTCCCATGGCGATGATATCCGCTGCCGGATAGATGGCGCACAACTGCCCGTCCAGGTGGTAGGGGTATCCTGCGGCCCCCTTCTGGACCGCGCCCACGGCGGTGGTGAGGTTGATCTGATCCTCGTCCGTCAGGGCGATATGCCCGGATGTGCCGCTTGGGAGGGTCACGTCGCACCCGGCCACGATGGCGGAGTTGCAGGCGGCGGATAGCCCGGATAGTTTGGCGGACTTTGCGGTCTCCAGCGGGTCCGGTTCCGGGTGGCTGGCGATCCATGCGTCCAGGGCCTCCTGGGCCACCGTGTAGCCGGTCAGTGCCATATGGGCCGGCATCTCGTCGGTTTCCCCCACCTCGCTAAAGGTTGGGACGACAAAGCCCACGGCGGCATAAAAGGCTGCGAGGTCCAGACTATCTGGGACCAGGGCGTGCCCCTCCGGAATCGCATCGAACGCGCCCTCCTGGATGGGGGGCCACGCACCGCTCGGATTGGCTGTCATTCTGATGATCTTCATGGTAGGATACCTCCTGTATCTAACTTTGAAGGGAGCCGAAATCAATGATCTATGGGTATATCCGCGTGAGCAGCGACAAGCAGACGGTCGAGAACCAGAGGTTTGAGATCTCCCGTTTCTGCGACTCGAATGGGCTGACGATTGATGGCTGGATCGAGGAGACGATCTCCGGGACACGCAACTATGATAAACGGAAGCTGGGGGAGCTGCTGCGGAACATCAAAGCCGGGGACGCCATCATCTGCTCGGAGCTCTCCCGGCTGGGCCGCAGTCTCTACATGGTGATGGAGATCCTCGCACTGTGCATGGAGAAAGAGTGCCGGGTGTGGACCATCAAGGATAACTTCCGGCTGGGCGATGACATCCAGAGCAAAGTGCTGGCCTTTGCATTTGGCTTGTCCGCCGAGATCGAGCGCAATCTGATCTCCCAGCGGACCAAGGAGGCCCTGGCCCGGAAGAAGGCGGAGGGCGTCCATCTGGGCCGCCCAAAGGGCGCTCTGGGGAAGCATACCAAGCTCTCGGACAAAGAGGATGTGATCCGGTGCCTGCTGGACTGCGGGAATACCTATGCTGCCATTGCCCGCGCCCTGAAGGTAGACCGCTCCACATTGGTCCGGTTTTGCGATGCACGTGGGATAAAACGGCCTGTAAATTGCAGCAGCTTAGCGATATAGCTGATTGTGTGGCGGTTTACGATGGGGTTTCCTGCACGTTTTCTCATTTTGCTTGTCCGCGTCCATCGCTTACGACCGCATGGCGGTCACCAGGATAAGGTTCCCTTTTGTGCCTAAGTTAGTTGCCGTGGTTTGCGGCAGCAGCACAAATATCTTTGGATATGCAACTTTCGTCTATGAGGGCCCCGTTGGAATGACCGGAACTGTGCCACAAGCATCTTGGGATGATGTAGGCAAAACAGTCTCTTGGTACACGACGGAATCCTCCAGTACCTACGGACCATCGTATCAACTGAACCACAGAAGCGGTACATACCACTACGCCGCCATCGGCTAAAGGTTCAATTTTTCGCCTAAGCTGGTCATCGTCCGACATATGGTACTGATGCGAGGTGCTGGCAATACATTTCACAGTATTTCTTCAAATGGGAGCAGTAGCAGCAATGCAAAAAATACCGCAATCTGGACTGAGACCGGGGTGGAGTGGTACTGCTCGCAGTCCTATCAGCCCAGCGCCTCGGCCCAAATGAATGAGGAGGGGGCTGTCTATAACTACCTGGCAATCGGATAATCAGCCGAGGGCAATGTAGTGGTAGGTTGTACCATCGTAATTGAGCTGATCGTCCTCACCGTCTACAGAGTACCAGGAGAGAGACGTCTCGGCCCATGCTGCATATAGAATCCTGGATGCGTAATTTGTGTTCTGTGTAATCCGCATGCCGTGGTCGTCTCGGACGAATATGCCGACAACCGACCTGTTCGTCATACTTGATGCTGCACGCCAGCATGACACGATCACAAGAGTGGGTGAAAAAGGGAACCTTTAGCCGATGGCGGCGTAGTGGTATGTACCGCTTCTGTGGTTCAGTTGATACGATGG